CGATGTCGGCGTGGCGGATGATGTTGGAAAGGGGGATGTGGTATTCGTCGAGGATCGGCAAAAGGTATTCCACCGCGCTGAGGATGGCGTCTTCGCCCAGTGGGATTTGATAGGTGTCGCCTTCCCACGCGAGGCCGATGGCGAAGGAGTTGGCGTCTTTTCGGCCTTGCCACGAGGAGACGCCGGCGTGCCAGGTGCGTTGGCTGGGCAGGGCGAGCACGGTGCGCTTTCCCGAGCGCGCGATGATGCAGTGATACGAGACTTTGCTGACGGGGTCCATGCACCACGAGACGCTGCCAGCGTAAGCGCCGGAGCTGTGGTGGAGCACGATGTGGGTGGGCTTGATGACGCGGCCGGCCGAGACATTAGGCGTCTTGCGGTTGGTCTGCGGGTAGTAGCGGACGGGTGCGGATGCCGTCGGGGACGACGGCGTTCCTGCGGGCTTCGACTTCGCCGGTTCTGGCGCGGCGGGTGGCTGTGCCATTGGGAACATTTGCCGCAGGAAGTCGAGGAAGTTCATTTGTCTTTGAGAGCCGGGAGGGTTTGCTGGAACTGCCCGAGGGCGTGCCAGAGGTCGCGGTTAGCGGCTTCGCCTTCGCTGAGGCGGGGCTCGAAGCGGACCGTGGCGCGGATGTGGAGCGTGCCAGCTTCGCCGACTCTGTCACCGAAGGGAGGCATCGGGACGGCGACGCAGGAGGTGAGGAAGGCGAGAGCCAAGAAAAGCCAGCCGAGGATCATCAACACGGCGGCGACTTGCTTGGGATTCATTTCCCTTTTCGGAAAACATTGATCGCGCCGACCAGTCCGAGACCGGCGGCGATGATCTGGTTTTGCATCTCGGGTTCGAGCTTCACGCCGAGGGCGACGGCGACCAAAATCAAACCGCGCCATGTGCTGTTTTCGCTGAGCCTGTCGAGGACAAAGAATAGTGATTTCATCTCCCTTAGCCGCATGTCAAAGGATCACGGGCGATTGGCGAGGATTTGCTCGATGCGCTTGGTGCGCTCGTCGATTCGGGCCAAAGTCTCGGCGCGGTCGGCGGCGGTGGCTTCGATCTTTTGCAGGCGGGATTCCTGCTTTTCGTTTTCGATCTCTACGCGGCTGACTTTTTCGGGAAGAATCCACCAGGCTTGACTGATCGAGAAGACCGTAGCGACGAGCGCCAGCGCGGCTATTGCCTCGCTGACGCTCAGTCTGACCCCAGGTCGGTTTTTTACTTGCTCGAAGCTCATGAGTTGGCCTGGGCGAGAAGGGTGCCCAAAATGTTCACGGTCGGCACATTCGCCAATCTCTCGGTGTTCAGAGCGTCCGTCTTAGCCTTCACCGCATCGAGTTTGGACGATTCGCTTGCTGCCATGCGGCTGGAGATGGCGGCGTCCAGATTTGCAAGTTTCGAGCTGCTTGAATCCATCTCCTGCCTGATCTCGGCGGCCGTCGGTCCGCTGGCGCTGGTGAGCGTGCGGCTGGAGTGCGACCAGATGTCGCTTGGTGTGACGGATGCGGGTGCGTTGGTCAGATTGGTCACGGTCGCAAGCGTTCCAGACGGCGCGAGACGCGATGACACCGAGGCATCCAGACGCCCGAGTTCAACTCCGAGTTCAGTTCGCACGGCTCCTGCCACTGCCGAGGCTGATGGTGCCGAGGTTGTCGGGATGTTGTCCAGTTTGCCTCCGGTGCGCTCGAGGTCGGCACGGACGGCGGCGACGAGTGAGACTTCGCTGAGGTTCTGGTTGCCGATGGCGCTGACGAGGGCGTTGAGGACGGCTTGGCCGTCGGCTTCGTTGAGGAGCGAACCTTCGACGGCTGTGGCGATCTGGGCGGTGGTCGGGGCGGCGCTGTATGCGCTGCTGGCGAGGCGGCTGGACACGGTGGCGTCGAGATTGGCGAGCTTGGTCGAGTTGCTGTCCATCTCGGCGCGGATCTCCACTGGAGTCGGCACGGTTGGCGCGTTGGTGAGGGTCGTGGCTGTATCGACCAATCCGCCCGTTATCGTGCGGCTGGCTGCGCCCCAAACTGCGCTTGCCACCGCTGCGGGATCGAGGACGGCTGTGCCTGTGGTCTGCATGAGAGCGCCTGTGCCTGCGGTTGCGCGGTGGGTGGCAGGGACAACGAATGTGACCGATGTGCCAGACACCACCGAGGCGATGGTGTAGGTGCTGTTCCACTCGGAGTTTGATGCGCCTGTGACCGTGATGCTGTCGCCGACGACGAGCGGGTAGCTGTATGCCAGCGTGGCCGTTGCGGTCGTGCCGCTGACGGTGGCGGTGAATGGCATCGATGGCCCGTAGTTGACCGAGAGCGCCACCGATCCGCGAGCGGGGACGGTGAGGCGTCCTGTGAGGTTGCCGCTGGCGTAGCTCACGCCGCTACGAACATCAGTCGGGTTGGCTTGGCCGAGCGAGTTGTCGGCGGTGAAAAAATTAACATAAGTGGCGAGACCATCAAGGGCCATACGCTGTATTGCTGCTGTAGGAGCAACGGCCATACGCCACTTGGGAGAATGCACGGCTCTGTATCCGTTCGCGGCGTCGTAAAAGGAACCGCTTAAACGCACATCAGCAGACGCGCTTATAGAACTGACAGCACTTGATGTAGCGCTTGCGGTAAAAGTGCATCCCGAGCAAATAATTGTTCCCGTCGCATTATTAACTAAAGCGGCTACTGAGCCAGCAGACAATGTTGAATTAGTGACCGTAAAAACTCCTCCAGCATTATTAAACACACCCGTGCCTTTGGTGGTTGTTCCTGTAATGGTTGATGTTGTGATTGTTACAGTTCCCGATGCGTTGTTGTAAATTGCAGGCCCCTGTCCTGCTGCTGTTGTGTTTCCGCTTAAAGTTGAATTAGAAACATTTATTGCTCCGGCTGCATTGTTCAAAATTCCATACGCAGTATCTGACCCTAAATTGGCTCCGCCAATAATTATCGCATTATTTACATTTATGGTTCCAGCGCCAAAATTAACAATAGGGTAAGAGGTTGCGCTGATGCCGTTAATTGAAAATCCTGTTAAATTTATAGACGCAGACGCAGAAGAAGAAAGAACTAACCCATGCTGGTTATTGCCTGCTCCTTGGGCCACAATTATCGATCCATTCATGTTAATTGTTCCAGTAGTTGCGCTTATTGTTAAGCACGAACTTGTCCCTCCCCTTATATCCGCATTTACATCGTAAGGGACAGACATTGTAAATCCTCCACCACCACTTGTAGCGCCTGCGGCTGTATTTGACAGCGTCGTAAGCGTGGCTAAAGCTCTTGCTTGCCCGGTTCCCGATCCTACGCCTGTTGCAAGAAAGATGAGTCCGACATTATTGGAGCCAGCTCCTGGAAAAGAGGTCGTGCCGACAGATGTTATCCTGTAATATTGGCCAGAGACAAATGACCCCGCATTGACGATGGGGTTGTTTGTGTCTCCGATGGTGATGTTTTGGTCGATGGTGACGGTGAATCCGTTTGCGTAAACGGTGTCGCCGTTGCCGGGGAGGACGCCGCCGTTCCATGTTGAGGGTGCGCTCCAGTTGCCGGAGGCGATTGCGCGTGCTGTTGCCATAATTAGATTCCTTTCTCCAAGATGAATTGTTGCAGGGCCGAGTGGATCGAGGTCACAGCGGCAAGGGTGGCCGCGTCGGCTTGGTCGAGCTTACCGAGGCGGATGTTGAGTGCGTGCTGCGGGGCGGTTTCCACCGAGTCGCCATCGATGCGGGTGGGGACCAGATTACAAACGACAGAGGCGTCTGGTTTTCCCTCGGCGTCATATGAGCCGGTCACGATGAGGTTGAGTGAAAAGCGGTCGAAGGATTTCGTCTGACCGTCGATTTCGATTTCGATTGGGTTGGTGGCTGTCATTTTTAGGAGTAGGTGAGATTGGTTTTGGAAGACCACGCGCCGGTGGCGCTGGCTTCTGTGGAGGAGTTTCCGTCTGCGGAGAATTGGGTTCGGGAGATTTCCCAGTCTGGCGCGTCGTAGATGGAGCCGATTGCCGGCACATCGGAATACAAGAGGTAGCCGAGGAAAGTGGTGTCGCCGTTGGAGTCGAAGACGAAGACGCGGTCTGGGGCTTCGCCAGCGCCTGCGAGGCGATATACCTCTCCAGTGGCAGGGTTGCGCGAGTAGATCCTCCGGTCGCTGTGGTTCACACAAATCTCTCCCAGCGAAAGCTGAGAGGTCGTCGGAACTGCTCCGCTCTGGACCGACTTTTTTGGAATGATTGTTGGGTTTGCCATGGGGCTTTTTTATTCAGCGGAGATTTTTAACTCCCCCCGCTTGGCGAGGCGGCATTGGCCGCCCCGCCGGGGAGTGGGTTGCGGGTTGGACTAGTAAACTCCGCCGTCGATGGTCGTCTCGAGCGC